TTATCAATTAGACCACCAAGAGTTCCCCAATATGTTCCATCGTAACCTTCAAATGATTTCAATGTTGTGTTATATCTAATCTGCCCTCTTCTAGCAGTAGGTCTTTGTCCTGTAGTACCTGAAGGGATTCTTGTGGCACCCGTACCTGTCTGATAAATATTTGTGAATGTTGCACTATCACCTTGAAGTGCAAGTCTGTATAAATCGCCCGATGTTGCAGTAGTACCCGCTTCCCAATAATCGCCAAATTCATTCCATTGAATTACTGCAGAGTCTGTAGATGGTCTATCAACCGCAAGACCCGCTCTATTGCTATTACCTACAGCTACGGTATCATTCACAATAACATGCGAAGCAACGTTTCTTGTAGTACCTGTAGTTGTAAATGTCCCGCCTACTGTAAATCCACTAGAAACATTTAGTGATCCAGTGACAGCTACTGCACCAACAAAATTAGTTGAATCTAAATTAGATATACCGTGTACTGTTAGATTACTATCAACCACAAGTGCATGGTTAATATTTGTGACATCAGGAATATTGTTAACGCCAATTGTGGCGTGTCCTGTAACAGTTAGATCACTATCAATGGTAACATTATCAGGAAGCCCTACGGTGACCGTGCCATTTGAGCGAGAAACATCAACTTCATCTGTTGTGCCATTGATTGTTAGAACTGCACCATTAGCAGAATTACCTAGTGTTACGTTACCCGATGTTACGTCAAAATCATCAGCATCAAATTTTGCAACACCTTTATTCGATGAACTTGCATCTTCACCTGCAATTTCTATCTGATTGTCTGATACCGTGGTGTTGATACCTTCACCTGCAGCAAAAGTAATCGTATCACCCAAAGTGACAGGATCAGCACTACCATTTTCTGCTGTAATAGTAAACGCAGTGCCTGTTGATGTTATAGCACCTGTGATAGTAACATCACCCGTAACATCTAGAGGTCCTACAATATTTGTTGAATCCAGATCAGTAATACCACCAACATCTAGATTTCCTGTAACATCTAGAGGACCATCAACGGTTGCAGAATCTAGATTAGTTACACCATTAACTGTTAAGTCGCTGTCAATAGTAACTGCATCAAGTGTTGTTGTACCATCTACATCCAATGTACCTGCAAACGCAGTGTTACCACCAACATCTAGATCGCCTGTAATATACGCACTGTCTTGTACGGTAATAGTATTATTAAATGTTGTATCGCCTGTTACAGTCAGTGTTCCAATAGTCGCACTATCCGCTGCGACATTATCTGCATTGACTGTACCATCAACATAAACATGACGCCATTCTTTTGTGGAAGAACCTAGATCGTATGTGTTATCTACATCAGGAACAATGTTTGAATTAACTTCACCTGTTAATGTAATTGTATCTGTTGCAGCATCACCAAGAGAGATATTATTATTAGAACCTGCCTTGAAGGTAACTTGACCGTCAACAGTCAATGTACCTGCCATTGTGGTGTTACCGCCAACATGCAGATTTGTATCTACCTGTAAATTACCACGAACAATATTAGTTGCATCACTGTCTGATAATGTGGCTCTTGGCGATAGTAATTCTGTTGTATTGATTGAATCTAGACGACCATCCAATTCAGCAATTGCAGTGGAAACAGTACTTGCAGTTGTTCCCATCGCACCCGCTGTAATCGTACCCAACTCAGCATCATGTTCGTTAATAGCACTTGTAACATCTGTTGCAGTTGTTGTCAAGGTAGAAACGTCACCAACGGAGTCTAATAGTTGGTTGAACCTTGTACGATGAGAGTTCATCGTGTCAGATAAATTTACGTTAGGTATTCTTGAATTAGCCATTTGTACCGTTCTCTAATAGTTTCTGCAACATCATTTTTATTTCCCCAACATCAGATTTTAATTGATCCAACTCTTGACGTTCTTGTTGTCTTTGAGTTGCTTCAAGTCTCTTCTGTTTAGTCTTACTCTTATTTATATTCAAAATCATACCAGTATTCATATCTCTTACCAAATCAGGATGATCTTTCACAGGGACATAGCTAGACATTACGATGTTGCAATTGTTCTTAGATTTCTAAACATTGGGACACGAGTAGAGTTCTCAGCGTTCATGGTGATCTTAATTTGATATTCATCAAACGCAGGAAGATTGAATACGTTAAACTCATACTCAACAAATCTGTATATGTCATCACTTGGTGGCACATCAATATAACTATTAGATTTTGTCACTTTAATGTCTTTACCAAAAGCAACCCAAGATTGTTCTTCTAGTTTTTCACCAATAGAACTAGAACTTGTACGATACCAAATATCAAAGTCTGCCCCAATAGGTCTGAGTGCGTCTACAAGAACCACAATAGAAGTTGATGAGTTCATCAAGCGATATGGGACTGTAATGTGCTTACTCGCCACAGTGCCCCCATCAGGATTAGTCTCAGCAGTGTAATCAACCGTAGTAACAAAGTTTCTGTTAGCAGCATCACTGTCATTTGATTGTTGATAGTCAATAAAGTTTGAAATAATATCAAGTGATGTGTTATTAACATTGAAATATGGCGCAACGTTTGCGTTTGATGTTGTCATATTAACTGTCAAAAGTGTAGATGCATTGCCACTAAGCTTATTGACTTCTTGTGCTTCTGATGCTATAACAACAGGATTTACCATCACTTGAGGATAGTCAATGCTTAAAGCAACGTCAGTTATGGCATCGTACTTGGTATCAGCTTCATGGAAGTTACCTATTGTTGTGAAATTACCTGACACAAATACGTTTGTTCCTGTTGGAGCATCAAAAGGAAGCTGTAGCGCATATTCATCTACAATGTATTGTTCTGTTGCGTAAAGTCCTGTACCACCCGCTCTAATAGATGAGTCTGCGTTTGAATCTGTTCTTAAATCAAAAGAATATCCAAATGCATCTGCCTTTGTGATAGTCTGTGCACCAAGAATACTTGAACCCAAAATACCATTCACAGTATCACTTGAATCAAGACCTGCTGAGTCTGATGATAGTTTTACAATATCACCAACTCTAAATCCATGTGATGGATGTAAAACGCTAACTAAAGATGAGTCTGCAGTAAAGATCAGTGGATCGTAAACATAATCACCCAAAACACTTTGGGTTAAGTTTTCACTCAGTTTTTTGACAGGTGGAATATTAGCTTCAATCTTGGCTGTGGCGGTTAATGATGTATCAAACTGCGCTTTATAAACTTTGAATGTCAAGTCTTTGTTGTTATCACCTTCCCATGTTGTACCATTAGAAGATGCATACAAAGCACCACGTGAAACGTTTATGCCTGAGTTATATCTTGCAGTTGTCGTGCCAAAGTTGAATGCGCCGTTCTCTGCAAAGAAAACTTTATACGCATCAGACGGTGCAGAACTATAAAGAACAACTGAAAGAAGTGTATTCCCAGGCACATATATCGGTGATGGGAACTCAAACTTATATTCTCTTGCCGCACTAAAAGAAGTACCTGCCTTTGCAGACACCGCCGCCGCTGTTGCAACTACTCTTGTCCCGGGGATAAATCTTTTGGATGATGGTGACCCACCTTCCGTTGTTGGTCTAAGCTCTAATGTGATGGGTAGAGTATCATGAGCAGAATAGAAAAATATTCCAACGCCCGTAAGAACACTAGCCTCATCAACTATGAAGGTTTGTGCTGTAGGACTTTGCTGTTCAGTTAATTGTAGTATACCTGTCATTTATTCTATCCTAATTAAACGTTCTAGTCCAATAACCACCGTCATTCTTTTTCCAGTTACCGCCTGAGGTATCAGAAACAGAGAAACCACCATCATTATCATAAGTATGTGTGATAGTTTCATTGCCGTAGTTAAATTTAATGTCAGTTCCACCGCCTGATCTTTTAACATGAGTTACAGTAGGACTAGGATCATTGCCACCTGTACTTGGACCTCGATAGTCACTGCTTTCGCCCGAATAATATTCTTGATATCTATACGATTCACTAAATACTTTACTTTCTTCTACAGTATACTCATACCAATTCTCATACTGTCCAATTCCGTGAAATTGTGTTGAAGCATACGATAGTGCATTCTGCCTATTCATTGTAGAAATATCCAATGCACTAAAGCTAGTTCCATCTACTGTTGTCGGAAAATTTGTTGTTGAATTTGATTGTAAATAAAAAAAGCCTCTTAAAGAACCATCAGAGTTTGATGTTAGAGAATTAGATGCGCCACCATTTGAAGGTCCACCTAATTCTGTAGGAAATGCTGTGGCGTTAACAAATTTATCACCAGGCTCTTTGATATCAGAATTTCTTCCTGCACTTGTATAATCAGATAAGGTATATGAAGTGTTACAAAATTTAGTAACTTCAGTATTTCCAAAGAATATCCAATGCGGAATATTAGGTCTCATACCTTCAAATTCAAAGAATATGATTTTTGGTCTATGGACAGTAATCTCAGTATATCCTAAACGATCTTGCTTGATAACGTCTCTATACTTTGTTACTTCTCTTGTTCCTGTTACCCATTTATATGGCATTTTTATATCCTATTACTTTTTATACCACTGACCCAATGATACCGTTTCTGTTCCTAGTGAACTAATTTCTACTGTTCCTTCAGGAACTAGAGAGGCATTTGATTGCGAGACATAAGATTTGTCAACAATTCTTTTATTTGTCCAATAATCAGCATCAGGTGTCAATGAAGCAGTACCAATACTTTGAGGTATTTCAAACTGATTAACTGCAATTGTTCCTGTCGCAAACGTCTGCCCAAAGTCTGAAACAACTTCTGTATATTTAGGCCAAATATTATTACCTTTAATCACGCAGGTATCATTAGAAAGATCTGAATCATAGGTCATGCCAATCGAATGCTCAAAGAACAATGGTCTTAGAATACCAACCTGAGTGTCTACACCCGCTCTATAGTCTTCGTCATACCATGCAGTCTGAAGTGGGTTTTCAAATGCGTCACCTGTTAAGCCTTCGGTTTGTCTGATGAATGTGGCATCATCAGGATCATAGACTTCCATTGTGTTTAGGTCTGCTTCTAGTAGCGACAGGGTTGTTGCTCTTTCAACATTAGACAAGCGATCTTCCATTTGTCTAAGGTCTGACATTTTGAAGCCTCTATTGTCAAATCTAGAAACAAGCAAATCGTTTTCGTTGAACACATAAGGGTTCATGCGAATATTATATAGAGGCATATCCCTAGCATCAATACCCTTAGGGAAAGATGCATCCAAAGAGGCAGGGCCTGAATGATATTTCAAAACACCACTAGAATTAAGTCTTAGAGTGTCTAATCTAGGCAACCAATATTTTACAGTACCTGCTGTAATTGTGGATTGGTTTTTAGGAAGTGCTTCAATACGTGCAATACCGCCTGAGAAAGTTTCATTCGCAGGGTTCTGTAACGATCTCATATCAATAACACTTGATAGGTGATGGGTTTCGTTACGTGCATCTGTGTAGCGTGGAATATCACTAAAGTTAACGTCACCATAAGATGCAGCACCACCAAAGTACCCTGTACTCGAAGGTGTGTCGTGTTCAAAATATCTGTATTCAACTGTAACAGTGCTTGTTGGTGCAGTAGCACCCGCTTTTAGTTTACCCTTGCCTGGTCCATAATAGTTATCTCTCTGACCATTATCAAAGATGAACTTATAGGTAATATCTTCACCTGTTGCATCATCAGTAACTTTATTGAATCTAAAGATATCTGCTTTTGATAGTGTAAACTTATTACCACTCAAAGACACTTGCTCAGATTCCCAAGTGCTAATACTTGGTTTTAGTGTTTTGTTTTTACGTGTAAGAGTTCTTGACTGATACGCAATGACATGACCATTACCATTTGGAACACCCGAAATAACCGCTTGCGTGTTTCCAACAGCTAAACTCACTGAAAGGTCTGTGTGTAATGATCCACTACTATCTACTTGATAAATCCAATCATCAGTTTCAGTAAATGTGTCGGAAGTTCCTGTATTGATTGTTACAGTGTTACCAGTTTTGTTCGTAGTATACACAATGCCAAGGGTTGCCTCTACATCACTGATCTCTTGAGTTCTATCAGATTGTAGTTTAAATAATAGACTATTTTCTGTCCTGTTGTAAAGATCATATCTATTCTGAATGGCTTTTAGGTTTGCATAGTTATCAGCATCAACACCAATACTTCTTACGTCACCAAAGCCTTTTGTGGCATCGGTAATATCAACATCAAAAACGTGAACTCTGTAGTCGCCTTGAACATAGTCCAATCCACGCACACGTGCAGTACCAAAAGCAGAACCACTTCTATTTGCAGCAGGATAAAGATTGACCTCAGTAAAATCTTCGATATAACCAACTAAACCATACGCACTATCAGCAACAAAGTAGTTACCAATATTGGCACCTGTTTTTTCATTCGTTCTTGTTACAGTATCGTTAGCAACACTTCGTGGTTTTTTAACTCTGATTGGAAGGTTATAATCTCTTTCAATACGGGAACCATTTACAAATGCTGTACCACCCGAAACCTTAAACTGAAGATAATCGTCATCACTATCCTTGTTGATAGTAAGATCGAACATACCGTTTGCTCTTTGTTCGATGAAGTCGCCTGTCTGCGAATATGTTCTCGCATCAATGATATTACCAACCTTAGATAAGATTTTATCAGAGGTTTTGGTCAGAGAAACACGACCATTGCGAACTCTATAGACTTCATAAAAAGTTTCACTTGCCGCAACATCTTCTTTCTTGGTTAGTGTCAAAACAATACGAAGTCTGTCTGCACCAGGTGCTGTTAGGTTTGGTGTTGTGCCTGAGTTGTCAAAAAGAGCGATATTATCAGAGGATGTAACAATATCTTCTGTTACTTTAAACCCAACAACACCCGAAAATTCTGATGAATATTTTGAAAGAACTAGAGTTTGTGCCTCTACTAGAACTAAGTGATTACCCGCAAAAGTATTAAACTCAGGAGTTTCTGCAATAGAAGCATTACCAACCGCATCAGATGCAGAAACAATAGTGATTGGCCCCTTTGATGTTGTTAGTACTGCACCAGGTTGAAACTTTTTAGTGGTTCTAGTATCTGCGTTTGGTGTCGAACCACCTGCTTTACCTGATGACATTCTAACAAACAATGTGGCATCATCACCACCATCTGCAGGAAGAACTTCTTTTACAATAGCATATAGATCACCATCATTAATTTCAGTGCCTTTTAGTTGTGCATAGCCCGTAGGAAGTTCTGTGACTTTAATATAGGTATAAGAAAATGCGCCAACACCCGAAGCCAAGTTGCCACTGTTATTAAAAATAGCACCCTCATTCACAATGAATTTAGCTAATTTAGCTAATTCTGCCTGAATGATAGTTTGCATTTGTGTGAGTTCACGTGCCTGTAGTGCTCTACCGCTATTAAACAGAATACGATGGTAGTGATCACTGTCTCTCCAGTCATCGTTATATTCACTTAAAAATGTTGTACTAGTGAGATTAGTTGCCATTGTCTATCCTTAGAGTTTAATAACCACTTTAATGTCTTCGGTCTGATCGGGGTCTCTATCAATCGCAGCTTGGTTGTTCAAGAATAAAACTTCCCCTGAGAAAATATCTATATCACTTGGTATAATCGAATCTACTGTAAATGAACCCGCTTTACCTGAGATCGTTACAGTCTCACCACCAAAAAATGGAACAAACCCTGTCTCTTCGTCTTGGTGATACCAAATGGTTGCAGAGTCATCGAAGTAATCAATCCATGCAGATGCATCACTTTCACCGTTTATAGTAACATCGTTTGCCCAATTCAATCCACCTGTAATTCTTGTTGTTAGAACAAGTTTTTTAGATGCAGTACCACTAGTTTCTGTGAATAGATTACCATTGGCAGAATCTAACAAATTTTTTATAAGACCAATTTGTCTATATTCATTATCAACAACCCAAGTACCATCAACATCACGCTCAGGTTTGATGTTAAACATAAGTGAGTTTGATCTTAGGTCTGTACGCATATCTGCACCAATCCCACCCTTTTCTGTGAAGATTGGATATACTTTTGCATTTGTTCCCGATGTTAGGTTTGTCTGATCCACCTTGACATATGCTTTATTATAAGCAGATCCCATAACAGAAGTTAGTGATACGTTACCACCCGCACCTGCGCCTGTGCCAACTGTTGCGCTATCTCCAATCTCAACTGCAGCAATTTTACCTGCAGCATCTAGAATTGCATGTGCTTTTGCACCCGATCCATCACCTCTAACAGTTAGTGAAGGGGCTGCTGAGTATACTGCGTTTCCTGCATCAAATCTGTAACCAACAATTTGCCCTTCAATTGATGCATCTTGAACAGCTTTTTGCGGAGCATCAGGTGATGTGGGTGCTGCCGAGTCAACAAATTTAACAGGCATAAAGTTTGCTGTCAAGAATCTATTTGCGTCTGCAACTGAAATGGTGTACATATATTTCCACACATAACCATCAGTTTCAATTGGTAATGATGTATCAGTGTGATCGGGTTTATATTGAGAAACAACAGCCGCACCAAAACTATCTTTACCTTGACGAATGCAAACATATACGTTATTATCATCAGTTTTCACATAATATGATGGTGTTGGTTGTCCTACGATGTTATCGTTAAATGCAGGATATTGTGTGTCAATTCTCCAATCAGTTAATGGAACAACAAAGGAAAAAGCCTCAACCGCTTTCACCGCTTGTAGATTATATCTGAAAAGTCTACGGTCTCTTTCAGTGTTTCTTGGATTGACTGTAGTATCAGTATTATCAGCAGTTTGATAACTCTGAGAATGTCCTACTGCAATGTAAAAATAGTTATTGGAGTCTCCAAGCGTATCCCCTTGGTTCTCATCAAAGACTAATTGAGAAAAATTTCTTTTTAGTTTATCTGTAATAATTGCTGGCATTGTCTATTTCCTATACGACTGCATATCCATAACCACCGATGATATTCCAACCACTTGTACCATCCCAAATGAGTTGTGCAGTATCTAATGGATCAAATTGAATACTTGTTCCTTGTGCAAAAGTTGTTGGCGTTAATGTTACAGTACCCGTACCCCCACCACGTCTTGCAAAGATTTTTATTTCACCGTTAGTTGTACCATCCGCTAAAGTAACAGTGCCCGAACTAGTTCCTGTAAGAGCGATATAACTAACACCTGTGGAAGCTGCTGTTCCATTCGCCGCTGTTGCCAAATTGACTGCAGCTTTATTTATTACAACAGACCCCGTGCCTTTTGAACTTAAACTCAAGTTAATATTAGTGTCTGCGCCAATCGCATTAATAGTAGGCGAAGATCCTGTTGCAACGTCTGCTACTTTAACATTGTTACGTGATGCTGTGAAAGTATCTGTGAATGAAATCACTGAATTACCAAGAGAGTCTGCTAGATACTCATGAATACGTGGTCTTTTGTTTACAGGATTTACTAGTGTTTTTTGTTCTAGTGTTGCAGATTTTTTATTGAATACTAGAGTATCGCTGTCAGACAAAGACGGTACGTTAATATTATGATTTGCTGTGAGTGAACCTGGGACAAAAGTGTATTTGTGACTTGAATCGTCATCAAAGATTTTTAGGTCTAGAATTGTAGGATTGTTTAACTCAGCACTATCAATAGTTTTATTGGTAAGTGTTTGTGTTGCAGTATTTAGGGTAACAACACCCGCTGAATCAGGAAAGTCAATAGATATTTCAGAGGCAGGATCAACCGCACCAATCTTCGTTCTAAAACTACTTCCAACAATATCTAAGCCACTATCAGTTAGTTTTGAAGTTGCAGAAGTAATATTACCGCCTAGAATATCATAAAGCTCTGTAAAGTTGGCATTGATTTTGATCCCTGCGCTACGTAGTGTATCGCCTGATCTATCATTTGCCACTGTACCAGTATTGATAGTTTGCTTTGCCATGAATAACTCTCTAGTTTAATTTATATTATTTATACGTGTTGAAATGGATAATGTGCAGAATCGGCTGTGTTATCGGAATCAAATACAGTATCGTAGAAGTTCTGATCGAAGGTTGACTGTACAGTAATAACACCATCTGAATCTTGGTCCATTGTAAGAATAAGATCATCAGTAGATGCTGAATCGTCAAACAAGGTTGAGTTTGGACTTAGTACAGATAGATATGTTCTATCAGCATCAAGAGCACCGATAGAGTCTTCACCAATATCATCAAATGTTGTTGTCACAAGTTGTCTTCTAATACCTGCATCACTATCTCTCAATAGTAGAGTAACATCAGTAAACGCTTCGTACTCAAAATCACTTTGATACAACGTTGAAAGTGTTTCTTCAATAGGATCACCAATCTCATCCTGATCAATTGAAAGACCAACAGCATTCACAAGTTCTAATAAAAGTTCCGCACCAAGATAAACCCCTGCAGGATGCACAAAGGTTTTATATGCATTGATCCATTCTTTCAAAGGCAAGCCAATTCTAATCAGAATAGCCATTGTTTGATATAGTTTGTCGTCTGTAAGGAACCTACTTGATTCAGGCCCAATCACAGATGCTGCTTCTTTGATTTGTTCACCTGCATTGTTGATGCTATCTTGATCATAGTCAATAGCAGGACCAACTTTGAACACGTTCTCTTTAGGGTATATAACTTGTGGGTCTATTCCATAGAACCCTCTAAAAAATTGTTCAACTGAATATTTTGTGCCCTTGGATCTGTAGAGTGTGTTAGAGAATTTAATGGCTTCTCTTTTATTTAAGAACCCACCAAAGTATGCTTGACCCAATAGAAGTTCATCTTCAAGATATTGTAATAGCTTATCAGGAACTTGCGTTGCATCCCTAGATGAAAACAGTCTACGAATTTGACCTGATGGGTTGTCAGAAGAATCCATATATTCATAGTAAGCATTAAAAAGCTTTTCTATATTAGGATAATCCTCAGCAAAATACTCAGGTAAAATATCTCTAATCTCACTTCTAAAGAAGTCAAGATCCGTTCTGTTATTGTCTATCTTTGTTCTATCTTTAGTTGACATTAGTTAGTCGCCGTTACGCTTACCGCAGTTGTTGTTGATCTATCAGGATCGAATTTAAGTAGTTCATTTCTTTCGGGTGCAATCGCAGATTGATTGGAAGGAACCGCCGCTAGTTTAATTCTGTCAAGACCTGCAGCAATACTTGTTGGATTGAAATAATTAATAGTAACAATACCCGCTGATGCATTATAATTACCAACATTATCTACGATAACAACATTACCCGCAATCCCAACGATTTGAATGACATTTGTTCCTAGTTTATTTCTCAAAACACATGTCTGTGCTTGGAATGTAAACTCGTTACTTGTAATGATATATTCATCATCATCAGGTGCAGCGATTGCAACAGGGAATTGTAGTTGTTGACTGTTCTGAACTTTAGTCGAAGATAACTTATTAACAACAACAGTGTTGTTTTCTCCTGTGAGTTCATTTGAAATCATATAATTTGCAGCATCTTGATATCTCTGATCAACAACAAAGTTTACAATAGCATCAATCTGTGCTGTAGTTGTGTTGTTAGGATCTGTTAGAAGTCCGTTAATAACAGAAATCAATGTTGGTGCTGTTGGAATAAATCTTTGTTGCATTCTAACATTTGCTCTTGATGAAAGAATTGCAGGTGAAGATTCATCAACCTCTGCTAGTACGTTTGATCGTCTATACGCTTGTTTAAACTTACCTGTGTTCTCTGCAAAGTAATCTGAAATAACAGTGTCAACTTGAGACTGAACCGCATTCAATGTAAGGTCTGTAAGTTTTGGGTTAAATTGGAAGAACGTATCCATTTCAACAAAAGTTTCTAGTGGATCGATAAATCTAATATTAAAAGAAACGATTGAAAGTTGTTCTGACAAATCTCTGATTGCTTGCTTAGTGCTTGCGATTGTTGCAGCAGTAACATCAGATTCAAAAAGAATAGAAACGTATACTGCACCAAACTCAGGGTTAACTGCTTCTTCACCACCCCATGATGCAATATCGTCAATAAGAGTTGAATAGTTTCTTAGAATAAGAGATGAGTAATCATCTGCAGTCACCATACGGTTTTGTGTTGCATATTGGAATGGCGCATTCTTACGAATAGATTCAATAGATTCTTTTTCACCACCACCAATGGAGTTCACATATGTCACAACATTAATATCTGCTGTGATACCCGTACCCGACACATTGTATTGTGCAGTAGGAGTGAAGGTTGTGGCACCATTTGCATCAGCACCTTTAGTTGACAGATATTCAACTTCAATTTTATTACCCGCTGATGGTGCAATACCAAAAGTCTCACCATCACCAAATGACAACTCAAAATACTCATTTGGGGATTCTTTTAGAATATAAACAGTTGAGTTAGAACTGATGGTTGTGGTATTGACAATATTTTGATATGTGGTAAACTCAGCAGAGGCCGCACTTTGATATACTTTAACTGTCACTGTGTCTGCATCAATTGTACCATCAGGAATGATATAAACAGGGTTATCTTCATACTCACCCACAAGGAAAGTTTTGGTTTTTAGAGTTCCTTCGTAAATAGGAATACGATTAGACCCATCAGATGTTTTAAATTCATAAAAGCCTGTACCATCATCCTCTGCAGTGTATCTTTCTACTGTCTGAAAAGTATATGTTACATCATCAACACTACTTGTGAATTTTGTATATGCAGGTAATTGAATGGTTGTATTACGTCCTGCTGCAGTTGAACTTAAAGTTAAACGAACTCTAGCCTGTGCTGCAGTTTTAGTATCAGGAACATAACCAACACCCTCTGCAAGAGATACCATGGATGATCTCAATTGTGCTGTGGGCAGATATGACTCGTTCAATGCAAAGTTGGCAATCAAAGCATTCAAGTGAGTGTTATATGCCAAGACATCAAGGATGTTAGAAAGACCTGAGGCTTCGAAGTTGTAATCTTTGAACTCATCTTTATTGGCAAGGTAATCTTTTAAATTACTTTTGATGTTATCAAAATCTAATGCGCTTGATTTAATAGTTGTTACCATTTATCTTAACCTTGATAGCGAAGTCGTGAATATCACAACCTCTTCTGTGTTTACGACCTGAAACTCAATTGTCACTAATAGTGAGTTTCTTTCCTCTTGCCAATTTACAAGTATGTTACGAACTAGTGCTCTTGGTTCATAAGAAGCGATAGCTCTAGAAATTTGTTCTTGCACATCATCCTCAATCTCAGCATCTGCAAGTTCAAACAAGAGTGCTCTAATATTACCACCATAGAATGGTTCAAATGGCTTTTCATAATAGTTTGTAAGAATAAGATTCTTGACAGCTTGCTTGACTGCTGCTGCATCTTTCTTTTTATATATCTCACCATTTGGTTTAGCAGCAAACAAGAGATCAATATCAGAATATTCTTGAACCCTACTAGTGATTATAGTAGAGGTGCCAAGATTTCCGTCTTCTCTTGATAAGACCCTAGTTGTTGCCATAATACTTTCTCGTTTTTGCTATTATTTATAAGCGTTTTGCGAATGAAACATCAAAACCACTGTTCCAAGTTCCTGCAGATCCTGCTTTACCTTGTCTCCATGAACTCTCATCATAGTGAATAAATGATGTATATCCACCAATACCAGGACGTACTCCACGTGCCTTTGCATTTCGTACAAGTATTTTAATATAACGAACATAAAGACTTCTATTCTGAGATGGATTAATGCGATTGCCATTTAGCAATAAGTAATGGTCTGCCGCTTCGCCCACAGGATGATTTTTAGTTCCTGTAGCACGGGACGCTCTACCACCATCAGGTGTAATTTCTGCTGAGTATCCCTCACCAAGTTCTCTGACCGCCGCTGCAATAGAATCAACAATACGTTGATTAGGCCAATTCTTTCTATCAGGTCCTCTTGCGTGTGTCACTACTCCATCAGTAGGTGGAACTGCAGAGTTCTGAACAGCCCTTTCTTCAAGATCCTCTAATGGTTCTGTCAAACATTCAATGAGTTCACCTTGTGAAAGCAGTTGTCTGTTATATTCTGTAGAAACTTTGCGGCTAAATGTTGCAGACCAATTACTATTTAATTTAGGCATAATCATAATCAAACGTGCCTTTAGAATAGGCAACCCGTTACCATCGCATTCTAGTGTATCATAAGAAAGTTTCATTTCTTCATAGAAAGTAGAATCCTTTAAGAACTCAGCGATATCAAATAAGGCAAGTGAGTTTTCTACCCCATTTTGATCCACCGCTTTATATACGACTGCACGTCCTTTTGACTTCAAGTCATTAATGCTACCCTTAGTCAGTTTCTCAGATGGACCGGGGCGATATATCCCTTCAGATACTACTAGATTGATCCCCTTGAATAACTCATTATCTTCTTGTATTCTTTTCAAAATAAGTGCTTGTAGATAAAGATGTTGAGCAATGGAACGCTTTACTTCACCATCTCTGATATGTTTTAGATTAGTCGCATCCTCACTACCCAAAAACTTAGAAATTGTTATACCCTTGGCAAGTGATGTTTTAATCGTAATATCGTCTTTGTTCAAAGGATTGTATTGTGCCTCAGGAACAAGATTAGCGACTTCAAATCTTGGGACATATGTTGCAGCAATTTGCGGAGTGAAAATATCCTTAGGTTGATTACTGAGAATAGGTGTTGACTCTTGTTTGATAGTCCTACCAATTCGTTTTGGAGTTGGATCATTGTACTCTGCACAAATTAGATTTTCTCTAAGTAATGCGCCAATAAATGCAGAGTTGCCTGAGTTCGAAGCATCTCTTAGTTTAGACCTAGCTTTAGCTGATGACATATATCCATTTGAGATACCTTCATATCTACTAGACTTATCAATAAAGTTTTTGAGGTAGTCACCCTTATCAA